AAGCGAGCTCGAGGCCTCCAAGTCGGGTGGCTCGCTGTCCAAGGACCGCGTGTTCGTGTACGACCGCAGCCCCGACAAGCTGCAACTGCACCTGCCCCAACCTCTCGAGTTCCTGCCCCCCGTGCGTCAGGCCCTCGAGTTCTCCGTGGCAGCCCACGCCCGCATCGGCGGCCTGTCCCTCTACTACCCCAAGAGCGCCATGGTGCTGGAAAAGGCCTGATCTCAGGCTTTCTCCTAACCCGCTCTGAATTGGTTGGCTCTCTCACTTCACCGGACCATGATCCTCGTTTATCGCCCCGAGCTTGAAAGTCCTCCCATGGACAAGGAGTGCTCTTTGGGCTTCTCCTTCATTGCAGGAACCGGCGTAACCGATCACATCCAGCTCACCTCTGGTGTGAACCGGGGTTTCCCCGCTGCCACCTGGGACAAGATCAAGGACTACGACGTGGTCAAAGGCCTCCTCAAACTCGGTGCCCTGCGCATCGAAGAGGAGACCAGCGACACCACCGAGGAGGCCACGATCTCACCCTCGACGGCTGACACGATCTCGGATCTGCCGATCAATCAAGCTCTGAACCTGATCGAGGACAGCTTCGACGTCTCCCAACTCCAGCGTTGGGACGCGAAAGAAGCCCGGATCCGCGTGAAGAACGCCATTGCCAAGCGCATCAGCGCCATCACTGAAGGCAACGGCTGATGGCTGTCCCCTCCGCCAACGTATTTCTCATCCGTTTCCCCGAGTTTGGCGAACTGTCGCTCGAGGTAATCGAAGGTGCGTTGACCGAGGCCGGGCGCTTCACTCCTGAAACGCGCTGGGGAACCATCCACAGCGACGCAGTCAGCTATCTCGCGGCCCACTTGCTGGCCACCCGCGTGATGCAGATCGGCCTCCAGGTCGGCGCAATGTCGGGCTCCCCTACCGGGAACCAGATCCAAGCCTCCCTCTACGGCCAGGAGTACCAGCGCTTGCTTGGCAGCCTCCCCATCTCAGGCTTCGCGCTCTGACCATGGCTATCCCACCCGCCACTATCGGTAGCTACGCCCCTTGGGGCAACGCTCAGCTGGCGTTCGAGGTGGCCACCGGTTTCACCACCACGGATCCCTCTACGGGTAACACCACTCAGAGCACCGAGATTGTCGAGTATCTCGCCGCCATCAACCTCCAGCCACCGCGGTGGACAGGGAAAGGTGGCATCGATACCACGATCTACGCCTGCGAAGGTCGCCTGCTGAGCCCTTCTGTTCTCGATCCCCGGATCACGAACGGAAGCCAAGCAGTCGCCACCATCAACGGCTACCGAGGCCGGTTCGAGCTGACTTACAGCCTGAACATGGACCGGGCGGCCTATCGCGACATCCGCCAGAGCCTGAGCGGCATCTTCCGCGTTGTGGGAGGTCCCGCCTGATGGCCCAGCAACGTCGCGCTCTTGACCAGGCCCTGCAAACAGCGACGGCTACGGCCGTGCAGCAGTTGAGCACCTGGCTGGATGCCCGCTTTACCCAGGAAATCTCCTCGGCGAAGTGGAACTATCCCACCCCTCCGCAGGTACGGGACATCGTGGACTCTGGCCGCCTTCGTGCCAGCCAAACCCGCACTGTGAACGCGGACGGCTCGGTGACCTTCACCTGGCCCACCGAGTACGCCGCTCAAGTCCACGAGGGCGGTGTTGGCCTCAACAGTCAACGCTTCCCAGGCCGACCCTGGACCCAGGCGCCCCTTCAAGAGGCTCCTGCCAAGTTCGGTCAACTGCTCCGCCGTGCCTTGGAGGAGCAGCCATGACGATCTCCACGCACTGCCCACCAGTAACTGCACTGCGGTCAACGATTGAGCGCCACATCCTCGACTTGTACGAGGCTGACGGCACCACCCTCAAGCCGTACACCGCCTGGCCGGGCTACTACACGCTCCCGAACAACAGCCGCACTCCTGCGGTCTACGTCGTCGGTGCCTCCATGGTCCCCTCCAACTGGGTGGTCACGGGCATCGAATGCACCATCGAGGACGTGCCCGAGATCGTCAGCCCCGGCTCCGTAGGGGGCGTGATTTCCATCGAAACGTGGAACGTGCGCTTCACCAACTACGGAACCAACAAAGGAACGCGGATGTCAACGACGTTGCTGGACATCAGCCGTCGTCTGGCTCGCGCCTTCCCACGGGACCAAGTCACGTACATGGCCCGGACCGAGGCCACCTTTGAGGCCCTGACAGCCCGCATCCGCGGGACTGTGCTGAACCCCCCGATTCCCTAAGAGGACACAACCATGGCCGACTACGCCATCGGGCTCTCGTTCCACAAGGCTCACCGGACCATTGTCCGTGCCGTGGATTTGACCCCTCCCTGCCGCTACTTCGCCAACCGCGACAGCGCTGGCTTGATCACCCTGCCGACCCTCGACCCCGGCTCTAGCTACGTCGAGCTCCAAGGCATCACCCAGACCAGCTTCCAGATCAACGACAACAACCAAGAGTTCCGCCTCCTGGGCGATGACGGCTGGGCTGACAGCGTGATCACCGGTTCGTCGGTGCAAGCATCGGTGACCGCCTACTTCCTGAAGGACGCTGAAATCCCCGCCGGCCAGAACTGCCCGCAGTTCCGTGGCAACTACGACGAGGGCTTCAACCTGGTTCAGCGTGCCCGCTACAACAAGGACTACGAGATCTACATCGAGTTCCTGAAAGAGCTGGGCCAAGCTGACGGCACCACGGGCAACTACCTGTATGACTTCACCGGCTTCAACGCGGTGATCATGAACTACCAGGAGTCCATCAACGCCGAAGGTCTCACCGAGATCACCTTCGACCTGATGTCGCGTGCCCGCCCCGTGTTCGGCCGCTACAACGCTGGTGCTACCCCGATTAGCTTCGGTGGTGTGCAGTCCAGCCTCTTGTTCACCGCCCCGAGCTCGGGTAGCCGCCGTTACGCCACGGTGCCCCTGGATAACGCCAGCGCTGTGGTTGTGGGCAACGATCTTACCGTCACCTACACAAGCGACGGCACCGTTGCACTCACCCAGCTGGCCCTCGGACAGACCGATGGCAGCGGTTTCCGCTTGGAAGTCGCCTCCACTGGTGTGGCCGTACCTGCAGCTGTCACGCTGTCCGGGAACGTTGTCACCATCAACCCGAGTGCGAACCTCGCCTCTGGCACCATCTACCAGCTGGTTGTGGCCGACGGTGCCATCACCCAGGCTGTGGACAGCAGCGGTACAGCTTCTGCCTCCGGCGTCAAACGCCCCCTGGAAGGTTTCACCACCAACTTCAGGACGGCATAAGCGTCAGACTGCTAACGAGCCAACCACCGAGCCCCGCTTCTGCGGGGCTTTTTTGTCACCATGCACCACGACTTGCTTATAGACGCGATCAACAGCGTCTTCGCGGTCAACTGCCGGGTAGAAGGCACCACCCTGCACTGCGGCGCCCTGTACCTCGACCCCCTGATCCAGTCCCAGCATATACGCCTAGCGTATGAGGACGCTAATGTGAAGATCGAACTACCACTTGAACTCCTCAACCAGTCAGCACCCTTTCGTGCGTGGTCTGTGGAGCTCCCAATTGTCGATGAGTAAGTACGCTTCGCTGCTTTTCGCCCCAGGCAAGTACCACGAGATCGGCCCCTTCCGATTCCCGATCTACAACGATCTGGTCCCCGGGGAATCCAAGGGAATCGAGGAGATCAGCAGGAAGCAGTCGAAGGCTACTTTCCGCTCCATCAAGCTCGCTCAACGGATCGCTAAGGACAAAGGTGTCAGCACCAAGGAAGCCCTGGAGATGCTGAGCAAAGCCGGGGACGACGAGAACCAAGACATCCTGTACGACTACGCCTCTGACCTCGAGGAGGTGCAACGTGAGAACGTCGGTGCCACTGAACAGCAGATCGCCTTTGTCACCCTGTTCATGCGTTACCGCGGGGAGGCAAAACTCCCCCGCTCTACGGACTGGAGCAAGCTGGAGGACTGGAGCGAAGTCGATACGGAGGCGATGCCCAGGAAGTTGATGGAGGGGGTCTTTGAACTGATCCTCTGGGAGCGTGACGGTTGGCCGGAGCCTGAAGCAGCGGGAAACGATCCCGAGCCCGAACCGGAGTTCAGCCCACCCCCGAGCAAATCCTGAAACAGTGCGAAGAGCACTTACGCGCACCCTTGACGGACTGGGACACGATCTACATCCGAGTTCGATCTTCCC